CAGCGTAGTCTAAGATGCCCTTTGCGTGCGCTTTAGCAATACTCTGCTGCCAAGACAAATCAATCATTAAACCAGCATCAGAATAATTGGTAAAGAATCCATTCTCCGACAACACCGCAGGCATTGATACACCGGTAAGCATAGTAAATCTTGCCTCCCTATCTAAATCACCATCTAAATAATCAGCTCTATGCACCCAGCCTGGTGTACTACTCTTTACCTGCTCCCCAATGCAAGTTGCAAGGAGATCCGCTTTCGTTTGTCCAGGTGATGTAAATATCTCCCATCCTCTGGCAGTTGTTGCTGCGGCAGCATTGCCATGAATAGAAACAAGTACAGAGTGTTTAGCTACAGATGCGTAGGAGTTGGCAAGTTGGCATCGTTTATTCAATGTTGTGTCATTGATAGGCTCGTATATCTTTTTAACTGAAAAACCATAGTCAAGGAGGTACTGTTCTAAATAGTTAGCTAAAGAGCGATTAAACACTCCTTCAAAAAACCATCCATAAGAATGAAACTTGCCTGTGCGATGTTGGTAGCACTTTGAAGGATAGGTAACATATTTCTCTGGGCCCGTTCCGTTTCTCATGCCACCATGCCCGGCATCAAGGCATATTAAAAATTCATTTGCTTTCATGTTTTATATTTTTAAGGGGAGAAGAAATTAATCAACTCCCCTCGGCACTAAGGTAGCGATTCTCTGCGCCTATAATTTAAAGCCGATGAGCGAAAAACCTGCAGCTACGAGCGATAATTTAGGAGGAAGTTTCACTTCTATCTCCTTCCCAGCACATTCTCTGGATGTCTCCTTGATTTTATCCCAAATGATTTGAGCAAGTTTAACATATTCTCGCCAGGTTAATTTGACTTTTTTCCCATCGTCAGTAAGAAGTACATTTACCTCTTGCGCAAGTTCCGCAAAATTGAAAGCAAAACAAGCCACGTCGCCCAATGGACTTTTGATTGTGTCTGCGCTTTTTAAGGCATCTTTTAAATTAGTCTGCATATTATGTTTTTTTAAAGTTTCTAAAATCATTGAATGAGTGATAATTTTTTCCATTTTTTAACGTTTAAAAAATCTAATAATTAGCGTTCCAATATTTACTCCAGTCATTGACTTTATATTTTCTGAAATACTATAAAGCTCCGTTGTGGCGATGGTAAAGGCTACCATGTAAGTAATGTTTACAGGTAAGCTAAAAGTAATTTTTGCACCTTCAAAAATCATAATGCCAACAAAGTAAACAACCACCTTTTGCGATGTGCGATATAGTCCTTTGCTTGTTATAGGCTCTCCCCTTTTCCTTGCCGCCATGATTCCCGTGACTGTGTCTGCAAAAACGACAAAGATTGTAAAAATCAAAAAATGTTTGATGGGTAGGAAAAACGAGAATATAACTCCGCAACAAATGGAATAGGCAATGCCATCGTAACCAAGTTTAAAAATGTTGTAGATAACTGCTTTCATCGGTTTAAAACTAATCGTCTAACAATACTTTTTCCATCTTGTGATACATATAATTTTCTTCCTTCATCCCAATACAAATCTAAGAAATTTCCTGTAGTTGGAAATCCATTTAAACGTATCAATGACTTACCAAAACCAAACAACACCCTTGCGGTTGAGCCTTGCACCGTGTAACGCAAAGAGCCATTAGCCGTTTTGTTCCATGTAATTGGAATTGCTCCGCTGCCTGTGTTTATTGTCCATCTAAAAGTAGAATCATTTAAATGTTCAAATGTTTGCAATCCTAACGAATCAATAGGATTTTTTCCTGTTATTTGCGTAATACCATTGTTCTCTCTTATTGCACCTGTTATTTCTTTTGAATAGAAATATGAGCCATTCACAAAGTTGGCAAAACTATTTGCAGTGCTTTCAAATTTCTGCAATGCTGATAAATAAAATTGAGCCGTATCACCAATGATAGTAACTTTTTCGTAATACGAATCATCATCGTATTCAATTCTGTTTAAAAGGTAAAATTTGCTATTCTGTGAAATGACATAAGCCGTGTCAAATATTGGTGATTGAGCATTTAAAATGCTTGAGCAAAAAGCCAATAAAATTAAAATCCTTTTCATGTGTATTTTTTATTTTGTTACGAATACTTTGAATAATGCTGATGCTGGGTCAACTGTTCCCGATGAATAATTATTAAATCTTACCGTTACTGTGTTTGCAGCCGATACCCATGCCGAATAACTTGTATTTGCATTTACGGCAGCATTTGGAACACCTAACGAAACAACGTCACCATCTGCTGCACCTGTCACAGTAATTGTTAAATCAGCTGATAATAAAGTTGTGGTTGAAGGAAAATTAAGGGTTGCCGAACCTGTTAATCCGTGGTTAACCGTGTGCCTTGTTGTTGATGGCGAAAAAAAAAGGTTTGTCCCGTTAAACTCTAATGCCCCAGCTTCAGCGGTTGTAAGGTTTATACCACTTGTAAATTTCAATGGTGCGGTTGAGGCGGTGGCTGTGCCTTCTGCAAGGTGAAGTCGTGCGGTTGCAGAAGTAACACCAGCTGCAATATTACCTGTTGTCCTTGCATTGCCGACAACGTGCAAGACTTCAGTTGGAACAACATCATCACCTATTGTAACTTTAAATGTTGTATCTAATCGTAATAAAACTTTATTCGTAAAGCTATTTGATGTAATAAACAACATATCTCCAGCAACATTATTACTTAATGCCATTCTATTTGTTAAACTACCACCATAACCAAAATATCCTTTAAAATTATTAGCATTATCAGAAAAACCATAATAAGCAGACCCAATAGCCCCAGTACTTTTTTGTGTTATTACATTTGCATTAAAAGTTTTTGACCCAGCCACCGTTTGCGTCGTCGTTAAATCTACAAAGTTTTTCGTTGGGCTGCCCGTTCCCCCATTTGCCACCGCCAAAGTACCTCCCAATGTCACCGCTCCACTTGTTGCCGTGTTTGGTGTTAAACCCGTTGTTCCCGCGCTAAAAGTTGTAACGCCACCGCCACCAGAACCGCTTATTTCATTCCATTTAGGTATTGCACTTGCTTTATAAAAGTATAACTTTTTATTCACCGTATCAAGCACAAAATAGGCAGCCGTGTCGCTCTTTGCCGTCAATGTGGTATCAGCCGCCACACCCCGATAAATAAGCCCGTCGGCAGTCGTCTGTTCTCCTAATGTTATCTTTTGATTACCATTGCTCGGGTACTGTGCCCATGCAAGGCAAGGCAAAAGGAAGAGAAAGAGGGAAAGGAGTTGTTTCATGTTTATGTTTTTTAGTTTGTTTTTATAAATTTAAAACAAATACTGTAAATTGACCAGAAGCAGGATTTATAGAACCACTACTATAATTATTAAATCTTATTTTAACTGTATTAGCACTTGAAACCCATGCAGTATAATTAGTATTTGCAGGCGCTGAACCATCTGGAATAGCTAACATTACTGGATGAGAAACAGCCGCTCCTGTATATGCAACTGTTATATCGCTTGAGCTTTGCGCGCTTGTATTTGGAAAATCTAATGTAGCTAACACAAAACCTCCTAAATTTAATGTTCCGCTTGATAAATTTAAACCACTACCTAAAGCTATTTCACCTATAGCATTACTACTATTTACACCAATTATATGAGTTAAGGATGAAGTTGTTGTCATTGTACCTATACTTGCACCGCCCGTTAATGTACTAAATCCTGTAACATTTAAAGCTGAACTACCATTAATATCTCCTGCAAATGTTTTAGCACCTCCAAATGTTTGAGTAGATGCAGTTACTACACCTGTTGTAGATACTCCAGCGTTAGCTATTGTGATATTAGGAGTAGTACCTCCGCTTGATGAAATAGGTAATGAGCCTGTAACGCTTGTTACCGTTCCATTTCCATTACCTGTGCCTGCTCCAATAGCCGTTCTAAAATCCGCTGCACTTAAAGCACTTACAGTGTTGTCTACGTTAAATCTTGGAAATGTTATAGCAGATGGATTGGTTAATGTAAACATTGATTGTCCAATAGTTGTACCTCCCAAATCACTACGCATTCCATCGGCTGCCCTTTGGCTAACTGTGTTATCTGCATTATATCGTAAAA